AGTGAAGTTTTCCATTTTATCCTAACATTAAAATAAAGTAAAAGAACATACTAGCAAGTATGATATTAAGCAATACGGCCGAGGACACACTCTTATGGTGCAAGTTACGGACGCAAGCCAGGTTTTGAAAGTTCCCGACGACACGAAGGGACGCTTAAAGTTGAAAATTACGCACTACTGCCCGGGGACACCCTCTAAGCAGTTTAATACAGATACGAAACTAAGGTACACGCAATCATACGTCCAGGAGGCCCACAGAAGTGGATACAAGGACAGATGGTACCGAAGAATTAAAAATACAACGAATAACAAACAGAAAAACATGTGAGTGGAGGGCACTTTCCCCCTCCTGCAGCGAAGTATGAACCCGTCGCTGGGCTGGCTCCCGAAGGATGTGAACAAGTTAATGTACAAAAAAGTTGACGATATTTCACGTCCGAGAATACGTCGTACTCGGTCCGGCTACATACTCTTATAGCTTAGAATCCATCCCATTTAGGGTCCTCGTTATCGACGACCAGGGGCATATGGAGGTTGACACTCTTGCAGAAGAGAAATCTGCGAAGGTGATCTTCTGTTTCCATAAACTTACCCGGCAGCCGATCCTTCGGATACTTGTAGGGCGTGGTGTAGTCTCCGTAGGTTTGAACCCACTCTTTGAGAGAGAGACCTTTCTCGTGTTCGCCGGCTAGCATTTCTGTAAATGCATCACCGCGGCGCTTCTTGCGCTTGGAGCACCCACTGGGGCGCTTCTTGCTCCTGGTCTTGACCTGATGAACGGCCACGACTCCGGGAGGTTCGTCACGGATGGATGATGTGACTTGCCTTATTGGCGTTTTCTCAACGCACAGAATGGAGGCACCAAACTGTTTGAGCCTGAGCTGTTCCAACCACAGATCCCAATCATGGTCGACCCGAATGCCCAGGGATTCGAGTTGCTCCTTGAGGAGCAGGAAGTCTTCCTTCCCGTGATGACTCATCATCTCGCAGGCCTGCTTGATGCGCTGCTCGAAGATAGTCTCATCACCTTTGTTTTGTTTCTTCTCCCACATTAGTTCGCGATAGATGACCGGCTTCGGAAGCGGGGCCATCATACAACCTTTGCCGCCAGGAACATAAGCGAAAGGAGATTTGAGAAAAGTGAGAGACTTGAGATGGTCAAAGGGGATGGTGACTTCACCTTTGTCAGCGCCGGTGATTGAATAACCGAGGTTGCGCCCGACCTCAGCCACCGTGACTCGATTGAAATAGCCACGACAAGCCTCGGAGACTGCAATGATGACATCGTCTCCATAGGTAGTTGCGCGAACATCTCGATCAAATGTGTCAAGATTGCGAGGGTTTCCTGCTGCCTCATGAAGTGTGAGGAATGCTGTGAGGA